ACTTGATCAGAAGCCATAGGCATTTCAGCACCTATCATTTTAATAAATCCAGATATAGATCTATCTCCATATCTTTCTACTTCAGCCTCATATAGCTCTGGTAAATATTGTTGTGCCCAACCGTTGTTTTGGATGTCTAAGTAGTTTTGCCCATAGACCATCTTTTGTGCAGCTGGTGAAACAATACTTCCCGCTACAGGACCTACAAATGTATTATTGTTTGCCATTTTTAATTAATTTTTTTAGTTTAATAATTTTTCAGTTTTAATTTTAGCCCTGAATTATTATCGCCTGAAATAACTTTCACTTTCATTCCGTCGGCTTCAACATATCCTGACGCAGTTTTTCTAGGATCCATATTAATGTTCTTAGCCTCTGCGGTCATTTGCTTTACGGCGTCTGCCTTACCTTGTTCATAAAAATGATTAGCTATTGCATCGGGATTAGAAGCAACAAATAAAGATTTGTGAAAATCAGCAGCGTTATTGAGAAGATTGCTCTCATTGACATATTTATCAAAAACATTTGATAAATTCTGTGATTTAACTTTATTTACATCTTTTACATTGAAACGATATTTTTTGTCTCCAACTTTAAAATTAAAACCTTTAAAAGTATCATTGAAAACTTTATTAGTTTCTTGTTCAAAATGTGATGTTTGCTTCTGTAATAATTCATCAGCTTGTTTTTGCTCTTCAGTGTATCGATTGAAAAAGTCAATTGCTTTTTGTTGCTCAGGAGCTAACTTAGAACCCAACTTGACTTCCTTGTAATATGTATCCTTGAGATCTGTCAAAAAGTTTTTAGCTTTTGCAACCTCTTCCTTAAGAGCTAATTTTTTTCTTCTTATATCTCTATCCTCATCTACTTCTTCGTCATATGAAAAATTATCTTCCATAAGGAATTGTATTTCATCATAACTTAAATGAGGTTTAGTTTGTTTATAGTATTCAACTAATAATGTATTTTGATCTACATTACTATAATCTGCGTTTAACCTAACATAATCTTCCAGGGTGCCACCTGTTTCATTCATGAACTTTACTAAGTCCATTACATTTTCAGGATAATCTACTTCTGGCTCTTTTGTTTCAACTTTGATTTCTTCAGTAGGTTTATCTTCGCTTTCTTTTTGCTCTGCAACCACTGGAGCCTCGTCATTACTGGTTTCGTCATCAATTATTTCTTCTAATACCGGTGCGTCTTCTACTTCTTCTTGTTGTACTTCTTGCAATTCCACTTCGGTTTCTTGCCCAGCTTTTTCATTCTCGCTGCTTCCGCGTAACACGCCATCTTCTGTTTCTTGTTCTTGAACGGCATCTGTTTCTGTTTTAGGTTCGCTTAAATTTACTTTGTACATGCCAGACTCCACATCATAATTGGAATCTTTCTGTACAGCTTCTTCTTGTTCAGCAATAGACTTTTCTTCAGCATCTATTACTTTTGCTTTAATTTCTGCCATAATAAAATATTATATAAATGTTTAAATGTTTATCTTGGTTCAAATTGTTCTAAACCAAATCCACCTAAGTTATCAAATCCTGATGATTCAAAGTTTTTTGGTGGTTTACCAGATTTTCTCTGATCTATTAATTCAGACTGTTGGCTAGCCTGTATTTTTGTTCTTTCGTCTTTTCTATCTTCTTTATACTTCTCTTTATTTTTAATTACATCTGACTCAGCTTCTTTAAGCTTGATATTCAATTGAAATTCATATTCCATCAATTCTTTCTTAATTGCTGCTTCTCTTTCTAGTTTTTGAATATCAAATTGAGTTTGTGCTTCAGCAATTTGTACTTTGCTTTGTGCAACACCTTGTTGTTTTTGTATTTCAGCTTGTGCTGCAGCTTGAGCAGATTGTGCGTTTGATTGAGATTGTGCTTGAATGTTTTGCATTTGCATTTGTCTATCTCTTTCAAACTTTTGTTTTCTTCTTAATTTTAATAGCTGATTAGCTAATTTAAGATTTTTAATTTCTCTTACATCAATTGCATCTTCTAATTCAATAGCTTTTTGTTGAATAGCCATTTGTATATTGTTTTCTAACAATTGCTTTTCTTCTTCGTCTGGTGCTAATTCTAAAAATATACCAAAGTCATGTAAGTGTAATTCTTTAATTTCTTCTAATGTACCTACATTAAATTTACCTAATGAATTTATAAACTGCTCATTAGTGTTTCCGTATTCTAATACATCTGATATTCTTAATGAAATTGCTTCACAAGTTTTTAAAGTTAAATATAAGCCTCCTTGTAATATATGTCTTGTGGCTGTATTACTATTAGCTGCTGCTAATTTTTGTAAACCAACTAATGCGTTTTTATCAGGTGTACTTCCGTCTCTTGCTTCATTTAATCCTGTAACATCTCGCATCATTTGTAAATAATAATTATACGATTGAATTAAACTTGCAATTTTATTATTACCACCGCCTGTTTGTAGTTCTTGAATAGGTACTCTTGCATTATTAAAATCACCATCTTGTGTGAATGATCTACCAATAACAGAACCTGTTTGGAAATACATATTCAATGCTTCTTGTGGATTATAATTTGTTCCATTACCTAAATCCACTTCAGCAATACCATCCGCATCTAAGAATACTCCATTTGGAACCATTCTTGAAAGTACTTGTTGTAATTTAAGATGCGTTATTTGAATCATGTCTGCGAACGACGTCATTCTACCAACTAATGACTCAGGCTTACCTTTATATATTCTTGGTGCTACAATACTATAGCTCATTTGAACTTTAGTAATATCTGACTTAGGTCTTGTCATATTAACAGCCTTTTGCCATTTTAATAGTTTTTCTGTACCAACTATTTTTGCACCTTCATATAATACTTCAATTGAACGATTTACTTTTTGGAATCTAGCTCTATTATCTTTTGGTGGATTAAAATTATCGTCTTTTTGTAATGCTTTATCTGCACCTGTAGATGTTTCTTTTATTTTATAAACTTGATTTTCAAAAGTTTTATATTCAAAATATAATATATATACGTAGTTTTTATCTGCCGCATCTGCAGTATATGATTTATTATATAACTTTGAATTACCAGAACCGTAATTTTCTAACTCTTCTAAATCTTCAGTTGTCATTTCTGGAAACTGTTTCTTTAATTCAGGTATAGGCACTTTTCTTACTTCACCTACATAATATAAATCGTCGAAGTATGGTGATTCGGTATATGAATAAACTAAATCTGCAGGGTCTACATATTGTAATGTAATACCTTCAGCAGTATTAAAGCCGTTTTTAACAGCACCAATACCTAATACAGCTATATCATAATCAACTCTTTTCTTTAATAAATCGTATTTATTTATATCTAATATATTATTAATAGCCTCTTCTTGTGCAATTTCAATTGATTGTTTGTAATCTAATTGCATGTGTAATTGCAATTCTTCGTCTGTTTCAGGTAATTTACTTTTATCTGTTTTAAATAAATCTAAATCTAATTCACTTTCAACAGTCTGTAATAACTGTTTATTTTGCATATCACTTATAATATCTTGAACATATTCTGTTCTTTTAGATATTGAAGCTGGATCTTGGGAATATGCTTTTATGTCATATGTTCTTCCTGATATACCATTTACAACTATATCAACAAACTTAGGTATAATTGGAACAGGTTTCCAATCTAAGTTTAAATATGATAAATCACCGTTAATTGATAATTCGTTTTTATATTTTTCTACGCTTTGCTCCCCTCTCGCATATAACCTTAATCTATGAAAGTTATCTCTATTTGCAAAGTAACGTGTACTCCCCGAATCTTTTTTAAACCATTCAGACTCTACAGCTTTTGCAACTTGCAATCCGTATGCCTGTCCAGCTTTCTCAGCGTCGCTCACTGCTTGGCTTGGGAAGATACCTTTTGTTATTATCTTTGACATCTATATTAATTTTGAATAATTTCCTCTATTATCGTATTTAGCAAAGCTAAAACTAACTTTATTTTTTAATTCTTGTATTTGTTTTGGTGCATATAAATTTTTATTACATGCCATAATTGCAAGACCGGAACTAATTGCGGCATCAAATTTTGTTCTTTTGTTTATATCAAACTTAGCCCAATCATTTAATGTTTCGTTAAAATATAAATCACCATACTCGCCATCTGCTTTAATACCTACATATGAATTTATATAACTTTCAATTGCAGCAGCGTGCGCTTGTCTTACATCTTCACTTGAGTTTGGTATACCACCAATTTCTTTTTCAGCAGCTGACAATTTATTCCATAACTTATCAGGTCTATTCATTGAATAGCCTCTATAACCTCTTCTTTTTAAATAGTATAATAATCTTGGTTTGTTGTTTTCTGCAAGTATTGGCATGCCGTAAAAATGTATCGCCATAAGTATATCTTCAAAAAACATTTCCGCCGTTTGTGGTCTCGCTATATATTCCAGAAAAAACCTATTTGCTGGCACCGATTCCATGCTGAATTTAGTAAGCCCATGAAGCGATCCCTTTGAACCTTTACCGTCCGTAGTTCCGGATATATCATAGCTATCACAGCCAAAAGCGCCAACATGCTCGTTCCCTGGATACTTGCTCCCATTTTTTATTATTACTCTATTTTGTAAATTCTTACCTGGTACCCAACTTACATTAAACCTTCCGTTAGGATTTGGTGTGAATTCTACCTCTGTATCTTTGATCCCGTTTTTCCATTGAAAACTACCACGAGTGACAAGAGCAGAGTATCTAGCTTCTTCATTAAAATCAATCTGTTCGTAAAGCTTAGCAAGATTAAATATGCTATTTTTAGTTTCATCTCTGAAAGCGTGTTCTTCAGTTCTTGGAAATTGTCTGTAAAATTCATTTAAACCGTCTTGATCTCCTTTTAAACCTTCAACTTCGTTTTCCCAGTGGTCGATAACCCCGACATCAATGTACTCCCCATAGTTGTCTTCAATTGGCTCTTCGGGAGTATTGAATACAGGTATTCCATAAGCATCAATGAATCCTTCGAAGTTCCATTCCATAGGTATGAACAAACTATATAATCCTGAGCGAGTCTGTCCATTGCGGTTTCTTTTTGTAACATCTGAGTCATTGTATAATTTTTTAAAGTTTTCGCCACCTTTGTCTAATGAGTTACTTGTTGAACCCATCATACATTTACCAATAACTCTACTCCCTAGCCTTAACGTGGTTTTCGTGACACGCCAGTTGTTGAGGATGTTCTCGGGCCTCTCCCATTTTCCTGCTTCGTCGTGGACCAAGAGCGAGAGCTTTTCACCATCATAGGAGTTGTCTCCCGTGTTCTTCCAGTCGATGGTAGTGTCCAATCCCGCGAGTTCCTCGTTCCTTTGATTCGTGAGTATACTTTTCTTTGTAAACTTACTTGCGGGTACACGATAAGCCAATTCTG